GTCCGGGATCTCCGTCGTACTGAACGCGAGCGTGATGTGTGGTCGCCACGGCAGGTGCTGCGCCGGGTACTCGAACTCGATCTCATCGAGACCCACCTCGACCGAGTCGTATACGTCGAGTAGTGTGTCACCGTTGACATCACACACGAGACACGGCTCAGGTCCCGCTGGGTTCCACACGCTGAAGCCGAATAGGTCACCTATGACGACCGGCTGTCGCGAAGTGAGGTCCTCGATGACCGCGTGTATGTTCTCGCGTCGGTCGTCGTCGATGTCCGTCGCCGTTCCGAGGTAGAACACGGTGACGTGCATCTGCTCGATCGGCTCGCCGTCGGGCTGCACGAGTTCGATGACGTCCTCGGTCGACGGCACCAGCGCGATCATCGCGCCGTCGTGCACCTCGGCCGCCGCGACGAGACCACCGCCCGAGCTAAAGAGCGCATAGACCTCGTCCTCTGTGAAACCCTCCGTGACCTCAGGGAGAAATACGATCGCACCGGGCTCAACGGTCCACGGCGCACCGGTAAGTGTAGGACTATCAGGCACTGGGATCAGCCACTCCGATCACTCGTACTCGCATGTGCGTCGTGCCGCCGACCTTCGTCACCTTCATGATCTGGTAGATGAGGTGAGGCGGCAGCGTCGTCTCATTTTCACTCTTATAGTTTGAGAAGTCCGCAACGTGCGTCATCGGTGTGCCGATCGGCGCCTCGACTTCGATCAGCAGCTGACCGTGGAATGCGGCGTGACCACCCACGGACGTTGACGTGAAGCCACGCGCCGTGTACGTACGACCTACGTACGCCAGTAACGTCTCATAGCTGGTGATGCTCGGATCGTTCAGCTCGGCGAAGCCGGTACCACGGTGAAGCAGCATCGGGCGCGTGGACGGACGTGCTCCGAGCGTAGCGGCGCGAATCTTCGCGCGGTATGAACCCAGGTCACCGCTGCGAATGGCTGCGTTCCACGCCGTGTACGACCCACCCGTGTACGTCTTCTGGGCTTCCTTCTCACCCGGCTTCCACGTTCCGTACTTCTTATGCGATTCCTCGCGGTACTGACGCGCCTGTGAGAGTGTGATCACCTGGTACGACTGCTTATCGGGATCCGGGTTGGACGGGTCGTCCAGCGCGGACATGGCGCGTGGTACGTCGGTCGCGGCGATGGGCGCGTCGATGCGCTTGTTGATCCACGCCTTCCCGGCCGGCGTCTTGAGCCAGTTGACGATCTTCGTCTCAAACGGATGCGTATCGGGAACGCCGTACTTTATCGCACTCTGTCGGTCGACGATGCGCAGGATTTCGATCTCGTTGAGGTTGAGATACTTACCCTTGTACTTGGTCTGGAAGTGTGACTTAATCGCCTGGACCGCGCCCCAGATCGTCTGCGGCTGGCCCGATACGTACGTGCCACCCTGCGACTTGAAGTACTGGTAGATCTCGTTTTGCTGCGTGCTGTCCCACTGGTCGATGTCGACGTGCTGCAGCTGCACGGGTGGCCCAACGTTCGGTGTGGATCCCGATGTCGACTTCGCCGCGGCAGCCTTGGACGGTGTCGGCGGTAGCCCAGCGGTGGGGTACTTCTTAGCGATCGCCTTCTTCACCGCGTTCGTTTGCGGTTTCGTGAGAATGTCGTTCGACGCCTTCCACGTCATGTACTTACTGACGTAGTAGTCCGCATCCTTGAGCTTCCAGACCTCGACGGTCTTCCACGCACCTGCCGCGGTCTGCTCTTGCTTAACAAGATGCCCGTCCATGACGAGCAGACGCTGTGCATTGAACATGGACGGCGCCACCGCGATAACCTGACCGTCGACGTACTTACCCAAGTTGTCAATGATCTCTTGCTTTGTGATGACGTCACCGACAGACTTCCCCGGAATGTGCGTATCCGAGCCGTAAAGGATCTTCTTGGTCGGAGGTGAGGGCGTGACGGGTGCAGCCTTCGTAGCGACCTTCTTCGCGGCCTTCTTAGCGGCGGCACCCTTAGCGCTGACGGCGGTCTTCGCTTGCTTTGCACCGAGTGAGCTCGGCGTCACCTTACCGGTCGATGCGTGCCACGTTACGTTCGTCGCCCACCCGACGGAAGGCTGCTGAATGTTCTCAACGATCCCATCAAACACCCAGCCGGACGCCGACTCGAGGTTGCGCACCTCACGCACGTACACACCGTCGATCGAGTAGATGCGCCACTCCCAGTCGCCTTGCTTACCGAGTGCGATGATCTCATAGTCATTGAACTGGTCCGCAAACGTCGCGAACTCCGTGACGCTCACCTCGTCGCCGTCGTACATGCTGGGTATCTTCGTCGGTGTCTTACCCGGCACCTTCGTCTGCCCAGGCAGCTGTGCGATGTGTTCGTCGGGCGCGTCGCCGTTGGCCTTCGCGACGCGCCACGTGAAGCCTGAGTACGGCACCATGTCGGACGGCGTGTACATCGTTCCCGCGTCGAGCCACTTCGTCGTACCGAGCTGCCGGATCTGCAGCTCTGTGGTACTCCCGTATCCGACCTTCATGCGGTACTCGACGATGGTCGTCGGGTTGTATCCGTACGCGATGACGGTGTTGGGCGGCTGCTGCCACGACACGGTCTGCACGTCGATCAGTCCAATGTGGTCACCCTCGTTGTATCCCTCGAACGCCGACGGCTTCTTCGAGACGAGCACGTCACCCGAGTACTTCCAGCCGGCGGAAGGTGGAAGACCAAAGTTGTCTGGGAGCGCTAGATCCGGTGACCAGTGATCCAGATGCAGCCACACCGACGTCTCAGAGTACATGACGTGAAGGTCAACGCCGCCCTCACCGTCGGAGCTCAGCCGATACTTGTGACCCGAGAGACTCGACGTTGCGATGACGTCGTTCTTCTTCCAGAGGTACCGCAGCTCCTCGATCTCATGCGAAAACGCGACGTCGCCCGGCAGCTTACCGTGCACGATGGTCTTAGTGATGGACGCCTTGGGCGTCGTCGCGTACCACGTCGGATACGGTCCGAGATCGTACTCCGTCTCGAACAAGTGCGCCACATCGGACGTAAACGTTGTGTCGTACTTCCACTCTCCGTCCTTGAACACCGACACTTGTATGCCACCGTCGTGCTGCTTGGTCGCACGCAGGTAAATTCCGCTCTTAGTAAGTGTGTACCCGATCACCTCACCGTCCTGGTACTTCGGAAGGTCGGCGAACATCAGACCGGGCGTCGTCTGGTCGTCCAGCTGGATAACTGCGAACGCCTCGTCGGTGGACGACGTCGACGGCGTCACCACCGAGACCGGCACGGGTGGGCCCGGCGGCTTCACCAGTGTGACCGGTACCTTCTTGAGTGACTCGTCGGGCAGCCCGACCTTGAGCGTCACCTTCGAGCTGGCCGGTGTGTCCAGCCACTCACGCACGACGCTCTCATACGTCTTGGGCTTACCCTTGAACCCACCCTGCTCATCGAGGATCCGCAGCAGCTGGGCATGCGTCGCCGGCGGCATGCCCGATGACTTAACGCCGTCCTGCAGGTCGACGAGCATCTTATAGATCTTCGCGCCACCCCACGCCGGCGTGACCTTCTTACCGCCACCCTGCGCGACCCACATCTCCAACACGTCACTCTTATACGTACTAGAGAACTGTGAGATGTCGACGAGATCGACACTACCTAGCGGCACGGGTGTCACCGTTGGCGCGACGACCGGAGGTGGTGTGGTCACGCCGAGACTCTTCGCACGTGCGTCGACTGCGCGCTGCCAGAAGAGCGTGAAGTCGTCCTTGAGTGAGTTCTTACGTGCGACGACCTGGTCGAGGAAGTCATCGAGCTGCTTACCGGAGAGCCCACGTCCCGTCGCGTACGCGCGGAAGAGGTCGCGGTACTCCGCGTCGGGTATCGCCATGATGTTGTCGATGAACGCGCCCAGCTCACCCGTCGTCGGGTCGATAAGCGGAACGTCCTTGCCCTGCACGTACGCGCGCCACATCAGATTGTACACGGGTGTGCCGACGTTGCCCGGCGGGGTGTAGTCCCAGTCAAGCTTGTCCTTGCCGAGGAACTTGAACGCCTGACCCTTATCGACGTCGATGAGCGTACCGTCGCTCAGGCGAACGAACTGACCGGAGTGTGCGTCGTGGTTGCCGATGAGCCAGTCGAAGATGTGGGCGCGCTGGAGTGTTAGCGCGTCCGTTGGTGAGAGTGACGTCGCGGTGAACCCGCCCGGGAACGCATCCTTGGACTGGAACATCGACTGGATCGAGCCGGACTTACCGTTCAGCGTGATCTTGTACACGCCCGGTCGGGTCTGAAGTGCCTTCGACTGCAGCTGCGCGGTGGCGACGTCGATGCTGGACATGAAGTCGGACTGCGGCTTGAAGAGCCACTTGTTCCCGTCGGCGTCGACCCACACCTGCGCACCGTGACTGCCGAGCGTCTTACCTGTGAAGGTGAGCTGCGCTGGATCAGGCTTGGCGGGAACGGGCGGGAGCTGTCCGAGCTTAGGCGGCGCGCTAGGCGATGCCGGAGTGACCGGTGACTTCACGGCCTTGACCGGCGTGACCTTGCCGACGACCTTCTTCCCGGCCGGCGTCTGGGTCCACGCGAACCACTTACCGAAGAACGTGTCCTTCTTCGCGACGTAGTAGTGGTCCACCGCGGCGAGGAGCTCTTGGTCACTCACGCCGTCGAGCATGCCCGGGTAGTTCACATCCATGTCGGCGCGCGTGAGCTCGAGCACCTTCTGGATCTTCGCACCGCCGTACGCCGGGGTGATCTTATGCTTCATGTACGCATTGAAGAAGAGCTGCGCGATCGACGTGGCGCCCTTGCCTGCGATCGGCGCCAGAAGGTGTGTGATGTTCGGTAGCGCCGTTGGTATGATGCAGAACTCCGCGCCGTCGGGTGTCGTCGCGGCGGTGACGGCGCCGTCGCATCGGAACTTCGGGGCGTCCGTGAAGTTGAAGATCGTCGTGCACCGACACTGAATGATCTCATCAGGCGGACCGAGGATGTCACCCGGGTGATCGAGCTTCCAGCCGCCCACGGTGAACTTTTCGTCGAGCCCGACCCGCTGACCGTTCGCCTTGATGTGCGTCAGTCGTGTGCGGCCGTCACCGATGGTCGCGACCCACTCCTTCTCGACCTCGTCGTCCTCGTAGCCCATGTACCGCATCTGCGCCACGTTGCCGGTCTCGGCCGCACCGTGAATCTCCGTGCGTGCGATGACCGTGGAACGTCGTTCTGTGAAGTTCGCGACGGCCTTGATGCGATCACGGATCTGCGGAACGCTCTGACCCTGCGCGATGCCGTCGAGGAGCTCGTTGCGAACGTCCTCCCACAGCTCGTCACCCACACCGACGAGGCGGTTCGACACGGACTTCATGTACGTCACGGCGTACTGGTCGGGCACGAGCGGAACACCCGGCAGCAGGTCGTCCGGGAACGCATCCGCGACGCCGATTGCAACCTGCGCGGCGGACCCCGTGTAGACCTCCGCAACGTACGGGACGAGCACGCCGTCGACTTGCTCGCTCCACAGCTGCGTGACGACCGCTACGTCCTGCGGTCCGAGAGACGCGGATGACGCATCGGCCACGACCGCACCGTGGATCTGCTCGGCGGTCGCGACGCAGACGTCCGTGATGGATCGTTCGATGAGACGAGTAAACTCGGCCTCGAGGACCTCCAAGTCCTCCTCGGAGTACCCAGCGGCGGTGGCCATTGTCGACTACCCACCGGCCGGCGGAGCCGGCTCCGTCTCCCGCTCAGTTGGCCGGTCGGGCGGTCCGGTGGCCGGTGGGGGCTGTGGGGGAGGGGCCTCCCCGTCAACACCACCTGGGCCGGTCTTCGCACCGGCCACCGGAGTTCCCGTGAGCTCCTCGATCGCGATCGGCGCGGACGCGGGATCCTTCGCCATGTCGAGGAGCAGCTGCCGGCGCAGCTCAGTGTCGTCCGGCTTGTCGTCCTCAGAGAGCGACTTGAGCCGGCGGAACGCCTTACCGGAGATCTCGTGTCGGTCACGCGCGTCATTCGCGGCCGTCGACATGTCGGGTGGCTGAACGAGCTCGGACGTGTCGTACCAGACGATGTACTCGGCGCCACTAGAGTCGAGCGTCGACTCACCGAGCGCCTTAAGCGCCGGGTGGAGGTAGCCCTTCGTCAGACCCTGAACGATGAGCTCCGCGTCGGGCTCGATGTGCGCCTTCACCGACTGCTCGTCGAGCGACCACGCGTTCCAGTGTGACGTGTCGCCCATGCCGGTGAGAACCTCCTTGGGGAAGTTCATACCGGTCGCGAGGAGCTCCACCATGAAGCGGAGGATCTCCATCACTCGCTCGTCGTAGGTGTTTGCGAAGTCGAGGTGTGTGAAGTCCTTGATGTACTGCTGCGGCACCTTGATCGGCAATGGGATCGCGGCCGTCGCCGACCCGGGGTTGGCGATCGTCTTGCCCGCGATGTCGAGCCACTCCGCGGTGAACGGATCGGCCTCCTTCTCAAAGCCGGGCTTCGGCGGGAACGTCACCTCCTGCGGGTAGAGGAGGAGGCCGTTCGACGCGAGCCGACTCACAGACTGGGCCATGATGCGGCGCAGCATCAGGTCGATGATCCGCATCGTGCCGAGGAGTGACTGGGCCGGAGAGTCGGGTCGCCAGTGCTTCTCCTCATCGGGTCGCCACTGCTTGAACACGTGCGTCTCGAACGGGAGGGTGCGCCACGCACCGTTCTCGACCTCGACCTCCCAGAGCGGCACCGGCTTCATGCGACCGTCGACGAACGCCTTGCCGGTCGTCGTCCGGATCTCTGAGTTCGAGCGAACGCACCACGCGCGTCTGCCGTCCTCATCGTCCATGTCGTCCTCGGCGACGACGTAACCCTCACCCGGAACGTCGAGCTGCGTCGTGATGGATCGCATGTACTGCGACTGCCCAGTGGGACCGCCGAAGAACTCACGCATGAGGTCCGACGCGACGCCCTCCGTGATCGCTGACGGCTCGTCCCCACCGGGCTCGATCACCGCCGCGGTGAGCCGGACGCGAGACATCATCTGCGCTCGCCACATCACGCCGTACTTGAACGCCTCGAACTTCCGGTAGAACTGCCACGCCTCCGTCTGCCACGAGTAGTTCTGGAGTCGTAGGTTCCGGCTGGGTTGTACGATGCTGGCCGCGGCGACGAGCGCACCGTTGCGAGATGGTCGCACTGTGTCACGTCGGCGACGTGAGATGACGTCAACCACCGGGGCCTCCCGGCTCAGTCGTCGAGGTTGTGAGCGATCAGCCCGGTGCCGGCCGCGGCGACGATCCACGCGGCGTACGGCATAGGCACAGACGTGAAGAGCGTGAACACGTAGACCACTGGCGCGGCGACCCAGACAGACATGCACCACGGGCACGTGAAGAGGTAGCGCAGCGATCGACCCAGCGCACCCCAGTGCGGCTCTGCCTTCGGGTGATCGGCGATCCACTCGTCGTCGGGTGACCACCAGTTGATCAAGTAGTCACGCGGCACACCGACGGGCGGAAACGCGTCCTGGACGATCAGCCGGGTGATGCGGTAAGCGACCAGGGTGATCGTCACGTAGAGCAGCCAGAGGGGCACGGGTCTACGGTACCAGGTCGAGATCTTGATAGGAGGTTTGACACCAGGTGATGATCCTGAGTATAATAGCTGTATGGCGAACGAACCGAACGAACCGAGCGAACCGAAGACCACCGAGGCGCGCATCAACCGCGCCGTGATCGACATCATGACCAAGTACGAGCTGTTTGGTCTGACGTCGCAGCTGCTCCTCGCGATCAACGCGTTCACGAAGTTCGTGATCGAGGAGAAGAACGCGGCGTACGAAGACGGCAAGTCGATGGCCGAGTACGACAAGATCATGACCGACGTCGAGGAGGCCACGGACGCCGTGCACGAGGCGTACCACACCGCGATCCACAACCACATCAGCGGCGCACTCGCATCAGAGATCATCGCGGAGGTCGTGGGATGAAGCCGGCGTGGGCGGTGGGTGATCAGTCCCCACCGCTCACGTCTCCAAGTGGGATTCGTATTCTGGTAGGGTAACGGAGACGCCATCTACCCAGGTGGAAAGGTCGGTTCGATCCCGGCATCCCACACGACACACCGAGTGAACGGAGAGAACGATGGAGAACAAGACCCGGCGCAGCATCGTCAACGAGATGGTTGACACGTTCGGCACCCGCGTCATTCGCCACGACGGCGACGTCGATGAGGCACTCGACTGCCTCATCGCGGAAGTGCTCGAGATCGACACCGTGACCCGCGAGGTCGCGATCGAACTTCTCGCGTACGCCGTCCGGCGCATGTGGTACAAGCGCGCCGAGACCCGCGTCTCCCTAAACTGAGTGAACGGAGAGAACTGATGTGGATCATGCTTCCCGAGGGCGCGCTGTCGGTCGTCCAGTCTTCTGAGAACGACACGATGATGCTCGTCCGCGCCCGGCAGAGTTCCGTGTTGCGCAAGGTCCGTGAGGGCTGCGGTAAGAACCGCTGCAGCGGAATCATCAACACGCCGGACCACGACTACCAGTACCGCCTGTTCGTCAAGAAGGACGTCTTCGCCGCGTGGCTCGCGCACCGCGCACGCACGGTCGACTACACGAACTTCAAGGACGCCGCGGTGTCATCTGACCTCCACAACCTCTACCTGAAGGTGTGGACCATCATCTATCGGCACTACGAGAAGCGGAGGCGCTAAATGCTCAAGCTCAAGCGAGACGAGGTCGAGATCCAGCTCCACGACAACGAGATCAACTTCGTGACCGACTACTCCGGCCGCGGCATGTTCGGCAAGACGAGCTTCGGGATCTA